ATCTGCCATTCATCATGCACATTGGCGACAAACTTGGCATCTAACTTTTCTTTCCTGATTGACTCATCCAGCACAACCAGAGCCTTTTTCATCACTATCGCACCAGCACCTTGAAGGAGCGTGTTGAGTGCTGCGTGCGCGGACCTAATGAATAGTTTGCGTCCATCAAGACCTGGTACATATCCCTTTTGGGAGAGCCTTTCAACTTTCTCACGAAGAGTTCGCAGACTTGGCGTGTTCCTAAGAAAAGAATCGATGAGTTTTTGACCCTCTTTTGCTCCACCACCAGTAATCTTCCCGATCTTGGAAGCCCCCGCACCGTATAGCAAGGCATAGATAAAAGTTTTGGCCTGCGCTCTAGTTTCCAAACCTGCTGCCTTTTGATTCTTGGTGTGCACATCACCCGATACAACTTCGCTGACATAGTCTTTATCCTTCATATAGTGAGCAAGCATACGCAACTCAAGGCCACTAGCGTCTGCACCAACAAGTTTGTAGCCTTTCGGCACAGTGAACAGACTGCGGCATTCAGCACCGTACTCAGAGCCAACTGATGGCACTTGCGCCATGTTAGGACTGTGGTGTGTCATTCGTCCCGTAACTGCGCCGTTGGTGATGATCTTACCGTGAATCCGTTGGTCTTCAGTCGTATGCTCAATCCATGACTCAATCTGAGCCACCCGTTTCTGAATGAGTAGGTACTCAGCGATGGCCTTTGCTTCTGGTATATCAACTCCAGCCAATGTTGTCTCATCAACGATCACCGAGCCTTTTTCGGTAAACTTTTTCGGGGACCAGCCTTTTTCTTGGAGGCGCTTGGCGATTTGCTGCCGCGAGCCTGGGTTGAAGACTTCGATATGGTCTTTGAGACTTTTTCCTGTTTTCTCACTAACTCTGGCGGTGACGATTGGCGGAAAGATACACTGTAGGGATGCCTCAATTGTGCCCATTTTATCTTTAAGTCCTGCCAGAAGGACCATAGCGTTAGGCAGATCAAATTTAAAACCGTTTCGCTCTTGCTTGTTGACGATGATTGCGACTTTGTGTTCAAGTTCGATGCTTTGCTCTTCGAAACCATAATGTTTTTGCTCCTCTAGTAAGCGTTTATAAACCTTCTCCAACAACTCCACATCCCTGATGCAATAGGTCTGCATTTCCTCAGACCAGCCGGCATCAAAGTCAGTGAATTCAATCTTTGGTAATCCTAGAATGCTGCCCCAGTTTGCGAGGCTGTGTCCTCCCTCTCGGTTTGGGTTCATCAGCCTTGACATGACTAGGGTGTCTATGCACATCGACGGAACGATCTTCGTATTCCATAGCCTGTTCAAGATTGGGTAATCGAATCCGATTCCGTTGTGCGCTACTAGCAACGGCTTGGCCTCTAACATTTTTAATAAAGTGTCTGCCTTGCGATGACATTTAACTTCCCCGCTTTTTGCGTCCTTTGTTACTACTAGCCAAATCTGGCTGGCTTGGCTGTTCGTTTCTATGTCCAGGAATAGCATCGATTTCGGTCCATCTGCTTTCATCTTCGCTCTTTTTCAGTAAAGTTCCGTCATCTGTCAGTACATACAATGTAAGTACGCCGTTCTTATTCATCACCGAAGTGACGCTTATAGGCTTCATATTCTTCCTTTCGTTGCTCTAACTCATGCATGATAGCACACTTCTGTTCGTCTGTGTAGAAAATCCAATTGGAGATTTCGTTGACTGTTCTAAAGCAGGTCTTACAATACCACATATTGTCATCCAGTCGGCAGACTTTCTTACACGGCGTCACTTCAGATCGTCCTTTAGGCTGTTCTGCAGGTTAATCAATTGAATATTAAGCCGGTTCGCCAACTCGTTAGCGGTTCTGGCTTCGTCTTCAAGTCGCTCCATCCGTGCTCGCATCATAGCATTCTCACGCTCTAACTCAGCGATGACTGACGCCTCGTCTAAACCAAATGGTAACTCAACTTCATAGGGCACGCCACTAACCTTCACGATAAGACCTCCATAGTCCAAATAAAACAGTTGCAAGCATAATGTACAGAAACGGTATCAGGTTCATTTCGTTGCCATCCAATAAAGGCCAATGTTAGAAAAAGCATAGCCACCATAGACCACCAGCATCGCTATGTTGCCTTTGAGACCCTGCTCTGCTGCGATGTAGGCATAGATACAGCCGGTGACTATGATAAGTAATGCGCTCATCGCATCGCTGCCTTAATCAGTGCAATAGCATCTTCCAGGCCATTACAGAGTGCTGATGCCTCACGGAAATGGTACTCAGCAATCTTTCCATCGACTTGGTGCATATCGATGAATTCCTGCGCCATCGCTTCTAACTTGACAACGGTGTGCATTATAGGAGTATCGCTAGGACCAACAAAGGCCCAATGCTCAACAGTACCTTCATCGCCAAAGCCCACATGACTATCCACCTCCAGTTCGATTGTTTTAATACTCATTTGTCATACTCCTTATAGATTGAAAGAATTTTCATTACTGCCTGTTTTGCATCACTGTCGAGCAAGTGTCCGAATTCCTCTGGATGGTTGAATCGCTTGATGAAGCGAACAAGGTCATTTAATTCGTCTTGCTGATCTTCGATGACTTGTTTCAGATCATCGATGACTGCTTCTGACACTTGAAGTTCTCGGTCGCGTGCTTCGACATTAGCCAAAGCAGCGTTGATGCTCCATTCAGATCGAATCATTTTAGACCTTTCAGAATTGATGATACAAATGCAAAGATACCTAATAGTGCTGCGGATGTCATAAGTTTATCTCCTAAAGTGAGGACTCATTGATTTCAGTCATACGGCCTGTAAACTTGTCATAGAGAACAGCACAGGCTTTGCCAGTCTCTCCAGAGTAACGGTTCTTGATAACTCTAATGCGTGTTGTGTTGCGCTCAATTGGATCTTCGTGTTGTGCTGCTCTTTCCAATCCTAACACCATATCTGCCAATTGTCCAATACTTCCTGAACCCCTTAATTGGGACAGACTAGTGGCTGCGCCGTCCTCGTGACCTTTGCCGCCGTCCGGCCTCTTTAAGTGGGACACCACAAACAGAGTGATGCCTGTCTCTTGTACGATCATTCTCAATTTACTCATAATTTCGTCTATCGCTTTTCTTTCGTCACCATGCGACTGGTCAGATACCACAATAGACACATGGTCAAGAAGAATGTAGCGACAATCAAGGCCCTTAGCAAAGTACCTAACTCGATTGATAATGTTATCGATAGCAGTAGAGCCAAAGCAATCATAAAAATAAAGTCTATCGGAGCCAAGCGTCTTATCGAAGGCTTCTTTTTTCTCTCGGTCATCAATTGATACCTCCGCTAAGTGTAACGGCTTATTGACCGCCAGCGACATAATCGACAATGCGGTGCGCTTGACTGATTCCTCCAAGAACATGATGCCGATGTTGTCCTTAGTCTCGCAGAGCAGTTGCCAGATGATCTCACGCATAAATTGAGATTTGCCTAATCCGGAGCCAGCAGTAACCACGACCATCTCTTGACTGCGGATGCCGCCTGTCATGCCGTTCAAGCCAGCATATGGATAGTGCGCTTGCGCCTTCTCTAGCGGCTGCATCACTAGGTCAAGCAGACTAGAGCCAGCAACGATGCCATCCGGCACATACTGTTCAGCAGACCACCATGCCTTTACAAAGTCGGCAGACTTGTTGTCCTTGAGATAATCACAGGCGTCCTTATAGCCTTGGTGCATCTTCATTATCTTGACTTTGTTGCCGAACAACTCCGCAACTTTGGCGGCGGCTTCGCGGCCTGGTTCATCAGCATCAAAGGCCAAGACAATCGCCTCATACGAGTCAATCCACTCATACTGTGCTTGACAATCCTTTACCGCTGACTGTGCGCCATTCTTGATCGATACGACTGGATACTTAGAACCCATCATCTGATAAGCCGCTAGCGCATCAAGTTCCCCTTCCACAATGGTTAGATATTTACCACCTGCGTTCCATTGTGCTTGTCCGAACAAGAGAGCATCCTTGATGTTGCCTTGACTGCGGAATTGCTTGTCTGCAACGGTGCGGATCTTCCATGCCACTTCGGTGCCTTTGGCATCGGTGTACGGATAGTAGTGCTGACCATCCGATTGACGGACTCCGTAGGCCTCACAAGTGGCTTTGGTGATACCACGATCAGGTATGCTCAGGAATTGACCGCTAGTGGGGTTAATTTGGCCTACAACGGCTTTCTGGGTCATGGGTAATACCTTGGCATAGGATTGCTCGGAAAAGGCGCTATCGGCCTTATAATGCTTCTCACACACAAAGCAATAGCCGGAGCCATCGGAATATACGGCTTTGCCATCGCTAGAGCCACAGGAATCACAGGATTCATGCCTTAAAAACTTGTTCTGCGATTGTATTTGCATTTTTTATCTCTCTTTGTTGACTAATTTGGTCAAGAATAGATAACAGATCCAACACAGCCGGATCGGTGCTATTTAGGGACATCACAGAATCATACACATCAGATAAAAACACATCGATGCCAATGTGCGCAGTGGTGAGCAGTTTGGCACTATCCATCACGGTGAACCAATACATACGCTCTAAATCATCGTTTTCCATTGAAGCCCTACCTTTCATTGATGTTAAAAGATATTAAATAGTTAATAATCATTAGCACTATAGTGCTCTATAGAGTCTCTATATTAATATAGAGCAAGAATCGTGCCACCTTGTTAGCGCTCGTTCCATCGATCCTCGAAATAGTCATCTTCAGGGAAATCCCCGCTAAGGCCTGAAATTTCCTCTGTATCGGCTTCGTAGACATCATCAAGGTCGGACATCAACCCAACGTTGCCAACGGCAACAACGTCGCTTTTAATCGTTCCAAGGCAATGTTTACACAGTCCGATGTATTCGCGAGTGAAAACTGACCTCACCGTGGCGTCATAGTCGCTCATTAACTCATTACATGCTCGGCATCTCATGGTGTAGTCCTTATTGTCAGAGTGTCCAATTCTGCGAGCCAATCTTTTTTAGACTCTGCCGCTAGGCGTTTCGATTCCTCTGCCTTGATGACGTAATAGGCGAATTCTACGATGTCATCGGCCTGACCATAAAAATCATTCCATTCTGAATAGTCTAGTCTTTTATCTGCCAAGTCTAACACTTCTTTTCTATTTAGTAGCATTTTAGGAATCCTTAAAAGTATTGATAAGAGACATTTTCATCGATTCAATGCTCTCTGCTAGTTTATAGCCAGGAAATCTTTCATAGTCTTCGAATGGCGTAATGTCTTCGCCAATCTCATCGTTTTCGATGCGCTCAAGGATAGCGTCAAAGTCTCCCGATAGAGTGCCATCAGGATAATCGCTCAAATGCCAGCCTAAAGCATAGGACTCTGCTCTGCGTTCTATAACTGATTTCATTTCAATTCTCCATTAATTGATCGTGTTGTGATTGTAATTCTATCATTCTTTTCGCGAAGTATTGCCAATCCAACGGTAAGCCGTTTTCCGTTGCTAGTTTGATCGCAGCAGTAAGGCCAAGATATGACCCCAAGATGCCTATCTCACGATAGCGGATTTCGTCTTTGCTCATTTTATCAGTCTCCGTAGTATTCAACGCCTGTAGGCATTCCGGCCTCTTCCATCAATTGCCACATGGCAGAACATATGTCGTTCCACTCTTCGTCATATTCTGCCGTTCCTTCCGGTATTCCATGCTCACGGTAAAATTGTAGAGCATTCCATAGCAATTCAATTTTCTGATCGTTCATTTTCAAAGTCTCCGATGATTAGTCTAAATTCCACGGTTCCATCACTAGGCAAACGCCAGCGAGAGAGAATAATAGCACAGCGATATCGAATAAGCCCATGATTAAATCCCCATTGTAAGGCCAATATTAGCCCTATAGTGCCCCTTTGCGGAGACACTATAGGATAATACTGATCAGTCTAATCGATCGCCAGCATAGGCCTTAATTCCATGCTCGCGAAGTACTTTAGCATATGCGCCGGCATAGGCCGATTTCCGGTCTACGGATTGTCCGAATCCAGTGACCCATAGAGTAACGCCCCCGCCATACATGGGACGCATTAAACCTTGTTTTTTAGCCCATATCGCGAACGATGAATTCGCCGGTTTAACAGTGACCCATGCGAATCCACACGCGCCGTCGTCGATAACGTCAATAAGTTTACCGTTATCGATCACACCCATCGGAACCGGCCTTGCTTCGATCCCGGCCTTTTCGCCGGCCTTGTGCGCCGATTCTACTATCTCCCTGTACTTTTCATATCTTTCCATACGTGCGGCCTTTTCGGCGCGGATTTTATCCCTAAGTGATGCATATTCCATAATTAATCCCCTTTGAGTGATTGCACGATTCGATTGTAGATTCTTGCTTTGCTTTGATAGTACTGATAGTCCCGATCCGCCGGCGTAAAATTAAGCCATTGATTGATTCCAGCATTCGCCAGAATTGCGGCCTTAAGTTTCCCCGGCGTGGAATAGTACGCCATAAACCCCGAATGATTGTAATGCGCGATAAACCCCGCGCACAAGTGTAAGTACTTATACGCTTGCTTCGATAGTTTATCGGGATTAGTGACGGCCTTGATCACGTTATTCGCGATCATTGCGGATTGTCGTTCGGTGTACGGTGTAATCATGGTAAAGCCCCTTTGATAAAGTTAAACTGCGAGAGATAGAGAAAATACTTGATTAGGCGTATCGATCACGAATCCGGTATTATCCTTTTTTGCCTTGCCTTTGGCGTATAGTGCCACGATTACACCCTTAGGGTCAATATGACGAATGTCACTGTTATCGCCGTCAACGCATTCTAAGCCCAAGAATTTAGCAGGAATATCGGCGCGATTACGGAATACAGCCGCGATCCGCATCCCGGCACTAATGGCCTGATTGACGTATTTTTGAAACCCTAGTACGCCAGAGTAAGAAAACGTAAGGTCATAATTAGCCGGTAAGTTATGACGTGACGGAATTTTAGTGTAATCATAGAATTGCACGTCCGGAAATACTTGCATCAAATTGTCATAGGTAACTCCGCCGATAGTAACTGGGATATTTTCCCATTTAATGTCACTAGTGCCATTTAAACGTACGAGTGGAATCATCCCCTTTTTACCGGCGCGTTTCACTAGGCGCGAGATATCCTGGGCTAATAATTGCATAAATGCTTCGCGATTCTCAAAAAAGGCCTTTGCTTTCCGAATGCGTGCGGATTGCACTGATCCCATTGCACCGCGACCGGCAGTGTACAGGCATGCCTTATCGCATTGAGCGATCGCCGCCATTGGGCATACTTGACGGCCCGAGATATCTACCGGCGCGATATAGAGAATGCCAGTCATAAAGCCATATTTTTGACCTTTGATTGTCTTCGCGTTTGAATCTACTGTTAACAGTGAGCGGTGTGCTAGTTTCGGATGCATGGTAATTCCCTTTCAGTTTAGGTTTAATGATTGTACTTCGTAATGCTAAATAATTCCGTACTGCAGTGCTAGGATATTTTTCTTACCCTTTCATATATATACGTGAAAGAATCGTGCCAATCTTGTGTGCACTGCAACATAAACCTGCTAACTTATTGATTCTATTGATTTTATTTGTATTTCACGATACGGAATTATGTTTTTCTATTACCTGGCCAAGGCTGATAGATTAGATCTATGTTACCCTGTAGTGCCTCGATACAGGTGCAACTTCGACACATGCACTACTATGGTGCACAATACCGCACTGCAACATGACTGCATAGTAAGTGCTCACTGATGCTGCGCTGCACAATGTTGGTGCACGTTAGTCAGCACTAACTAACATAGGCGGGGGTGGGGTATGATGTTGTTTAGATAATTTTGTGAACCATCATAGCCACAAAAAAGAGCAAAATAGCACTAATGAGAATGATTCTCAATTACAAGAAAGATATAATGTTATCAATGACTTATCTAAATAAGAATGATTATCATTAACTATGAAGAAATTGGCTATGGAATCTGTGCACTGCGATAGGCCATCGGTGGAAGAAAGCAACAATGAATATCTATTGACAATGTGCATTACTACTTATTATGGTAAGTCTCATGAAAATATGCTATAGTCCTTCTATATTGCTACATCAGCGACGCTAGTGTGGGTTCGGTAATAACAAATACCTTTTTATAAAAAATAAACCCGATAGCGTAAGACGATGTACACTATATAGAGAGATAAATAATAATTATTCTTTGTGCCTCTTTAGTGTGCTTTTAGCAATATTGACTATATAAGGTAAACAATGGAAACAAAAGACCCAGTGTCTTCTTCTAGTGTTACTGACTCTGCCGTGTCTAGTAGTTCTCCACTGACCTCGCAGACTGTGGTGACTACTAAGAACCCAAATGGGGCTGGCAGGCCAAAGAAGTCGGCTATTGAAGCCAAGAAGAAAAGAGAACTCCGTGGTAGACCTCCTGGTGAAGCAGCACGGATTAGAGAGTTTCATGCAAGGTTGCTCACCACCAAAGGTGACCACATCATTGAGACCATCATCAAGAAAGCCTTAGATCCTACTGATAAGGACCAGGCAGCGATGCTCAAGATGTGTGCCGATAGACTGTTGCCGATGTCTTACTTTGAGAAAGCTGGTTCCGTTGGTAACAAAGGCATCACCATTAACATCAGCGGAGTAGGCACAGTCAGCGCAACTGAAGAGAACACTATAGACGCTGAGGACGTAGACTTTGAATCTAGAGATTAAGTTACTTCCTTGGCAGCAAGATGTATGGAATGACAACCACCGATTTAAGGTAGTTGCTGCAGGCCGTCGTACTGGTAAGTCAAGATTAGCAGCATGGATGCTCATAGTTGAAGCACTGCAGGCAGATCGTGGTCATGTGTGGTATATTGCGCCAACGCAGGGACAAGCCAGAGATATTATGTGGCAGACCCTGCTGGATTTAGCGCATCCAGTTATTGAATCATCGCATATTAACAATATGCAGATTAAGTTGGTCAACGGCGCGATGATTAGTCTCAAAGGCGCTGATAGACCAGAGACAATGCGTGGCGTCAGTCTTAAATTCGTCGTATTAGACGAATACGGCGACATGAGACCAACTGTCTTTGAACAAATTCTGAGGCCAGCATTAGCAGACTTAAAAGGCAAGGCTCTGTTTATTGGTACGCCGATGGGAAGGAACCATTTCTGGGAACTGTATACCTACGGCAACGATAACAAAGATGAAGATTACAAATCCTGGCACTTCACCAGTTTCGACAATCCGCTGCTGGACCCAAAAGAAATTGAGACAGCAAAAAAGAGTATGTCCAGTTTTGCCTTCAGAACCGAGTTCTTGGCATCCTTTGAAGCAGCAAGCGGTGGCATCTTTAAAGAAGAGTGGATTAAAGTAGATGATGATGAACCAGTACACGGAAGATATTATATCGCAGTGGACTTGGCTGGCTTCGAAAATGTTGCCGCTGCCACAACTGCAAAAAAGAAAAGACTCGACCAGTCTGCTATTGCTGTTGTTAAGGTCTGCGTTGATGGAACGTGGTGGGTCGCCAACATCGAATATGGACGCTGGGACATTAAAGAGACAGCCCAAAGAATCTTCGACGCCGTCAGAGACTATGAACCACTATGCGTGGGAATCGAAAGGGGTGCTCTCAAGAACGCGGTACTGCCATACCTAAGCGATTTGATGCGCCGCAACAACAAGTATTTCAGAATTGAAGACTTAACACACGGAAATAAGAAGAAGACTGACAGGATTACTTGGTCACTACAGGGCCGCTTTGAGCACGGCAAGATTGTGTTTAACGACGCAGTCTGGGTTTCTGAAGTCACTGACGAACTGCTTAACTTTCCGAACACTCAAGTCCACGATGACTTGATAGATGCTTTGTCCTACATCGACCAGATCGCCATTGCAGAATATATGAGCGATTACGAAGATGAAGAGTTTCAACCACTAGATAGAATATCTGGTTATTAAGGAGACCTAGATGCACTACGGAATGATGATGTCTGGCGAAAAAGAAGAAGAGTTTGTGCCCCTAAACTGGGACGCACTCGTTAAGAATCCTATGGTCTTTGAAGCCATCAAAGAAGAGATGGAATACAAGTTCAGTGCTGAGTGCTTGATGAAGATCATCACCGCAGCCAAAGAAGCCGGTCTTAAAGACAAGGACATCTTCCTTCCTGTGCAGGCTGACGAGGAAGAGGATATGAAAGAAGAGTATGCATCTCCGTTTGAAGACAGCATCGGCAACAGCCTAGAGGACTAATAATGGACGACCAAACCTACGACTCCAAAGAATCCCAGATCACTAACTGGGTTTTAGATCGCTGTATCGAATGGCGCGATCAGCGCGATGAGAACTACCTAGAAGACTGGAAAGCCTATGAGCGCCTCTGGCGCGGTATCTGGGCAGGCGAGGACAGCACACGCGACTCTGAGCGTTCCAAAATGATTACTCCTGCTCTGCAGCAGGCCATTGAGTCACAGTCTGCAGAGATTGAAGAGGCAGTCTTTGGTCGCGGAGAGAAGTTCTTTGACATCATCGACGATGGTAAAGACCAGGACAGGACTGACATCGAAGCAGTCAAGAATCAGATGTATGAGGATTTTAAAAAGAACCGAGTACGAAAGTCCATTTCTGACAGCATTCTCTTAGGCGCTCTATACGGTACAGGCATCGGTGAGGTAGTGATTGCCGAGAAGACAGAGATGAAGCCCACAATGCGGCCTATCATTGAGATGGGTGTTACCGCATTTGGCGTGGAAGAGACCAAGAAGTTCACTGTTGGCTTGAACCCCATCAATCCGCGTAACTTCCTCATTGACCCCAATGCTACCAGCATCGAAGACGCACTTGGCTGCGCTATTGAAGAGTATGTGTCGATTCATTCCGTTGTGGCTGGAATGGAGTCTGGCATCTACAAAAAAGTGGACAATCTTGGCCCCGCTGCTGTCGATAGCGACATGGAGCCGACGCAGGAAAATGTAGAGTATCAGAACGGCAAAGTAAAGTTGCTGCGCTACTACGGACTTGTGCCGAAGTATCTGCTAGAGGCTGACTCTGGTGAGCAGATTGTCAAGATTTTCCAAGACAAGACGGAAGAGTTCGGCAGCGAAGCCGCTGACTACACGGAACTGGTGGAAGCCATTGTCGTGATTGCTAACGACGGTGATCTGCTGAAGGCCGAAGAAAACCCATACATGATGAAGGACCGCCCTGTGGTGGCTTTCCAGTATGACTCCATGCCCAATCGTTTCTGGGGCCGTGGTGTGGCTGAAAAGGGCTATAACAGCCAAATGGCGATCGATGCACAGATCCGTGCTCACCTTGATTCGCTGGCACTGACCACTGTGCCGATGATGGGTATCGATGCAACTCGTCTGCCTCGCGGTGCTAAGTTTGAGGTGCGTCCTGGTAAGACTATCCTAACCAACGGCAATCCTACTGAGATTCTGCAGCCGTTTAAGTTTGGTAACACCGATCCAGGCAATCTGACCACGGCTAACGAGTTCATGCGTATGTTGCTGATGGCAACCGGAACGGTAGATTCTGCCGCACTGCCTGCAGCCACCTCTGGCGATGGTGCTGGCCTCTCTGCTGGCCTGTCCAACATCATCAAGAAGAACAAGCGTACTCTGATTAACTTCCAAGAGCAGTTCTTGATTCCATTTGTGAATAAGGCTGCTTATCGATTTATGCAGTTTGATCCAGAGAACTATCCTTCTAAGGACTTTGCGTTCATTCCTGCGTCCAATCTTGGCATCATCGCACGCGAATACGAGCAAATGCAGTTTATGAACCTGCTTAAGACACTCGGACCGGATAGTCCTATCGTGCCGCTGGTGATGAAAGCCATCGTTGAGAACAGCGGATTGGCTAATCGTGAGCAGTTAATCCAGCAATTGGATCAGATGCTGCAGCCCAATCCTGAGCAACAGCAGATGCAGATGGCTACGATGCAGTTGCAGATTGAAAATGCCCAACTCCAGAACCAGAAACTGGCTTCTGAAGTATATGCAAATCAGGCTAAGGCGGCTAAAGACGTGGTAGATACCCAGTTAGCGCCTGCAGAACTGCAAGCATCCGTGGCTGCGAGTGCTTCTAAGTACCTCGGAAGCGGTCCTAACGCCACCGATGACTTTGAGCGCCGTGTCAAGGTTGCTAATCTAGCCCTAAAAGAGAAAGACATCGATACCAAGAAAGAGATTGCTAACCTGCAGGTCGTTGCTGCAAGGCAAAATCGATAAAATCGGCTATCTTTCTATGTTCTGCGGCAGTTCCGTTATTTTTGATTCGATTTGCACGCATTGAAATAACAGCAACATTGCCTTTGACATAGCCTTTATTATGGTCAATTCTGTCAAATGACGGTGAGTTATCTAAATAACCTTCGTCATTAAAGTAGTCCAGTTCGATACCCAGTATTGGGCAGTGTGTAGGGAAGTCTAAGTCGCCAAACTCAACAGAGAACTCTTGACCAGTTCTCGTGCAATTGGCTCTTTTATTCCTAAACTTCTCTCGCATTGCCTGATACAGGAAAGATTTGCGATATTGGAGGTCGTTCCATTTTTTACCCCACTTTGCAACCATCTTTTCTTCGAATTCTTTTTGTTTTTTAGCATATTTTAGTTCGGTTGCTTTAATTTTGTGTTTTTTACAGATTTGCTCTACTCGCTGCCTTGTTATTTTGTTGTTTAGGCGCTTAGAAATCTCTGTATAGCCAAGACCTTCTTTGGCCCAAGTTAATAAGTCGGATCTTTCCTGCTCTGTTAGGGTGTAATGGTAAGGCATAGGATCTCCAATGAATAAAACAAGAATTATACACTACTTATAGTTGCTTGTCAAGAGATATTTTGCTATAATACAAACAATGTCGCCAGAATTACAACAATATTATGAAGATAGACTAACAATGATGTCCACCAAAGCGTGGGCACAGTTAGTTGAAGACTTAAAAGCGATGCTTGAGCAGTATGAAGACATTCGCAACTGCGGCAAAGACAATTTTGAGTTCCGTAAAGGACAAGTAGACATCCTAGACTACTTAATTGGACTAAAAGGACTGTCACAAACTGCCTACGAGGACTTATTAAATGAAAAGGATGTTTGATTTTCAGTGTGCCAAAGGCCACGTAACTGAAAAGTTTATTGATGATACGGTAAAAGTCGTGCAGTGCCCTCACTGCGGAAACGACGCTACCAGACTCATCGCTGCTCCGAGAGTATCACTAGAGGGTATTACAGGAGCATTTCCTGGAGCCGCAATGGCCTGGGAGAAACGCCGTGAATCGCATATTGCTTGGGAAAGAAAGACCGGCAGAAGCGAGGAATGGAAATAGTAGTAAGCGGATAAGAGAACCCCGCAATTGTAAAGAAGTTCTTTTCTTAATGCTGTTAAGGCACGGAGAGAAATATGGCTGGTTTTATTGAAGAAGGCGTTGATGACGCTAAAACTGAAGTGAGTACTGACTTACCTGCTGAACAAACAGCAGAACCTGTAAAGCAAGAGCAAGTCGAAGATGACATTCCCGAGAAATATCGGGGCAAAAGTGCCAAAGAGATTGCTCAGATGCACATGGAGGCCGAGAAGTTAATTGGTCGCCAAGGTAGCGAAGTCGGTGAGTTACGGAAAGTTGTAGACGAGTTCATCAAGACCCAAACTGCAACGAAACAGCAACTGCAAACGGAACCTGTCGAAGAGGTTGATTTCTTCGCTGATCCTAAGAAGGCGGTAGAGAAGGCGATTGAGAGTCATCCGAAGATTAAAGAAGCGGAACGACTTTCACAAGAGATGCAGCAGCAACGAGCCATGCAAGAACTATCTGCTCGGCATCCTGACTTTCAGGAAGTAGTAGCAGACCCTGCTTTCCAGAACTGGGTAGCAGCGTCACGAGTCAGAGCAGAGTTGTTTGTTCGCGCAGATCGGTCATTTGACTATGAAGCAGGCGACGAACTTCTTTCCATTTGGAAGGAGCGCCGTCAGTCAGCCAGCAATACAGTCAATGCTGAGAAAGAGGCTCGCAATCAAACTCTTAAAGCAGCCACTACCACTGTCGCTAAGGGTACAGACGAAGCACCGGCTAAGAAGGTATACCGCAGAGCAGACCTTATTAAACTCATGCAAACCGATCCTGACAAGTACGATATGATGCAAGATGAAATTATGGCAGCATACCGTGAAGGTCGGGTTAGGTAATTAACTAACCTCATTAACAAAGGAATTTAAAATGGC